TTAACGTACCACCATATCTAGTATGTATATTGTGTAACTTAGAATCATAAGACTATTCTCAGTAACTGTATATGTACGTACACCTACACAATACGTGTATATGTGTGTACACATGACCCACACATGTTAATGTGACACCCCCCTGTATATATATGTAAGTAGAAAAAAATATTCTAGTAAAACGTTGTAAACAAAGGGAGTTTTGGATATAGCGGGCTACAAGGGTAGTAAGCTCTGAAAGAAACTTTTCGTTAATCCTTGAGTATCTGGTTTGCGTTTCTACGTTATCGTTTGACCGATTCCAGACTTTCTGTATCCCGATTACAACTTTACTTGTAATTAATTAATGGGTTTCAATGTTTGTAATTATTAGTATGTTACCATATAATTATCATTACACAAACATTTACAAAAAACTTAGGAAACTATGTCTAAAAAGATATGCCACGCTACTAACTGTAGAAAACGTTTAACAGCCAATAAATCAAAATATTGTTCTATTGAATGTCAACGTAGGCAATACATGAAAGAATATAGACATAATAAGAAACAGGAAAAACCTATAAACAGTAAGTACTCTGCATTAACCCCTATGAAGGGCAAATACTATAACGAGTACGTAGATACAGGACTTGCTGACTTAGTAATGAACAGTGAGCTAACTGCCACTAAAGCTGCTGAAACCCTTGGTTGCCCTATTGCAACGGTATCTAAGATGAATGCTGCTTACCAGATTGACTTGCAGAACAAATTAGACGCTGAAGGTTGGTCTGTGCCACAGGAAGCAGAACAAGCATTAAAAAATTTTTCTACGTTTCGCAATAAATACTTTGCTACTGAAACAGGTGAGAAGTATGAAACTGCTGACTTCCATGAAAACTGGATAAATAAAATTATTACGTCTATAGACGAGGGGGGCGAACTGTTAGTATTGTCTCCACCACGTCATGGTAAAACAGAACTGTTAATACACTTTGCCGTTTATCAAATATGTAAGAACCCTAACACTCGTATTATGTGGGTAGGTGGTAATGAGGACATAGCTAAGAACGCTGTATCTGCTGTACTTGACCAACTAGAGAGTAATGAACGATTACAGGAAGATTTCTGTGAACCGGGCAAGTCTTTTAAACCAGACAACAGGTCAGGTAAGATGTGGGCTAGTAATCAGTTTACAGTTGGAACAAGAACTGTACCCGGTATTAAATCACCGACTATGGTTGCTGTTGGTAAGGGTGGTAAAATTTTATCACGTGACTGTGACTTAATTATTGCAGATGACATTGAAGACCACCAAACTACAATGCAACCCGGTGCTAGAGAGAACACTAGGCAATGGTGGACTACAACATTATCTAGTCGTAAAGAGGAACATACTGCAGTTGTAGTTATTGGTTCAAGACAACATCCGGATGACTTATATCATCATTTATTAAACAACGAAGCTTTTGAAAGTATTGTAGAAACAGCACACGATTTAACTTGTCAATTACCAGAATCAGCAGACGAAGAACATGTTGACTGTATGTTGTGGGGTTCTAAACGTACACACAAATGGTTGATGTCACGATTACGTGCAGCAGAAACAACTGGTGGTAAACAAATATTTGAAATGGTTTACTTTAACCAATCTTATGTAGAGGGAACACAGATATTTAATCCTGATGCAATAGATGCTTGTAAAAATGTTGAACATGTTGTAGGCGTAATACCAAAACAGTTACAACTTGTTGCAGGACTTGACCCTTCTAGTTCTGGTTATCAAGCTGCATTTTTGTGGGGTATAGATACTTGGAACTCAGAATTATATTGTATTGACATAGATAATCAAAAAGGTGGTGGTGTTAGAGCAGCAGCACAGATTATATCTGACTGGTATCACAAGTATGACTTAGCACATTGGATTATTGAAGAGAATGGTTTTCAAACAGCTATACGACAAGATGAAAACATAAAAGAGTTTGTATTACGTACAGGTATATTATTACAAGGACACTTAACAGGCAAAAACAAACATGACCCACTATATGGTGTAGGTGCAATGGCTGAATTGTTTGAAGCAAATAAAATACATTTACCCTATGGCAATGCAGAAAGTCAAGCTAAAATAGATAGTTATAAAAGACAATTAGTTTATTTTGATGGCAAACCTGTTTCTAGTAGAAACAAACATAAAACTGACATAGTTATGTCTAGTTGGTTTCCAATGAAAGTTTTTAGAAGAGTACAGAAAGAACACTTAGCAGAAGTGGGAATGGAATACAAACCCAGTTTTACTGGTTATAATATAACAGAGGTTAATGACGCACCATGGCAATAGAAGATTTAAAGAATAAATCAGCAGAAGAAGTTATTGATGCTGCACAAGAATTAGTAGCAGGTAGCTCTTCTGATAGTAGACAAATAAATAAATACAGAATTAGAGCAATTTTAAATGGTGGAGCAGATGGAATTAAAGCTCTATTAGGTGATTCAATGGATACTGCAGATGCAGACTTATTGCCTGCACCTAACTTATTGCAATCAGGTATTGATAGATTAGCTCAAAAAATATCAGGCGTTCCTAACATACGTGTTGATTTAATGAACAATAACGATAGTGACCGTGCAAGAAAACGTGCAGAAAAGTTAGAAAGAATAGTTTCTTCATATGACGAGAAACAAAGACTTAACTTACAACTAGCACAAGCTGCAAGATGGTTACCGGGTTATGGTTATTGTGCATGGATTATTACACACAAAAGAGATAAGAATGGTTTCTTATACCCTACAGCAGAACTACGTGACCCTTATGACACCTATCCGGGTAACTTTGGTCCAGACCAAAAACCACAAGAGTTAGCAATATTAAGAAGTGTACCTAGATGGAAACTTGCACAAATATATCCTGAATATAAAAATGTAATTTTAAAACCTAATAAAGAAAAAGGTACACCAAATACATCTTCATCTCTTATTGGTTATTCAACACAAGCTAATAGTGGTGACTGGGAAGATAACACAGGTCAAGGTGTAAGTATTATTGAATACTATGACATTACAGGAACATATATTGTATATCCTGAAACACGTCAACTATTTGACTTTATACCTAACACATTAAGTACAACACCATTTGTATTTATGAAAAGATTTTCTTTTGATGAACTTAAAGGTCAATATGACCACACAGTAGGTTTGATGGCTATGATGGCAAAGATAAACATTATGTCTGCTATAGCTATGGAAGATAGTGTTTTTACAGAAACTAACATATCTGGTGAACTAGAAAGTGGACAATACCGTAAAGGTAGATTTGCAGTTAACTATCTAGCTCCGGGTACACAAGTCTCTAAACCTGCGAGCAACATACCTTATCAGTTATTTCAACAAGTAGATAGATTAGAAAGACAACTTAGATTAGTTGGTGGTTATCCAGTAACCGATGATGCACAAGCACCATCTAGTGTTACAACAGGAGCAGGTCTTGCAGAACTAAATTCATCTATGTCATTAATGATTAATGAATATAGAGAAATTATTAAAGTTGGTATAGCTGAAATGGATTCTAAGAGATTAGAACTAGATGAAGTTTTAAGTGTAGAAACTGGTGATGTAAGTAAACCTATGGCAGGTTTCTTCAACGGAACAGCTTTTTCAGAAAATTATAAACCATTGTCAGATATTGGTGGAGACCATAGAACAAGACGTATTTATGGTGTTATGGCAGGATTTGATGAGCCACAAAAAATAGTTACTGGTTTGCAATTACTACAAGCAGGTGTTATAGATACTGAAACTTTACAGGATAATATTGATGGTTTAGAAAATGTAGGCAAAGTACAAGAACGTATTCGTAAAAATAAAGCAGAAAATGTTTTATTTGATAGTGTACTTGCTAGGTCTGCAGAAGGTGACCCACAAGCAACTATGGCTGTAATAGCAATATACGAATCACCTAATGCTATGACAGAAATATTAAAACAATTTTATACACCAGAAGAACCACAAATGACACCAGAACAAATGGCTTTAATAGAACAACAACAAGCTATGCAATTACCTCAAGGTCCTCCACCTGATATGGCTGCTGCATTTGGGTTAGCATAATGAACGAAGAATTTGTTGATGCTGAGTTTTGGACTATGGTAAATGAAGAATACGGAGATACACAAGTCGTTAGTTTTGAACAAGCGTATGAAATAATTAACCCTTATCCGGGTATTTATGTTGTAATAATGGAGGAATATGGCGAAGAAAAGAGCTAGAGGTGGATACAGACAACCTAATAACCCTGCTGCAGTAAGCGGTCCGGGTGCATTATCACAAAGAACAGATGGTGGTGCAGGTAGTTCTAGTCAACCAATAAGAAGAATACCGGGTGTTGCATATGGAGAACAATCAGCTTTGTCTGCACAACAACAAGCAGCTCCGTTACCAGTTGCAAATCAAGGACAAGTTCCTGTAGGACGTACTAGAGGTGCTACACCTGATGTATTTGCAGCAACAGAGTTTCCTAATCAACCTATAACAGAAGGCGCTATGTTAGGTCCGGGTTCACCACCAATACAAGCTATAGACGAAGATGCAAATATGTTACTTGCTGCAATGTATCAAGTAATGCCAAATTCAATTATATCGGAGTTAATAAACCAAGGTAGCGAATAGTGTTCTTCCCAGACCCAATATTTGAACAATCACAAGTAGCTAGTAACGTTGCTAGAAATAAAAAGTTTAAAAACTTAAAAGAAAATCTTAACGATGTTGACCCACAAAGGTTAATTGCATTTACACAAAAGTATCCTAATGCACCACAGAGTTTGCTTATTGGTTTTACACAAGTAGGTGCAGACCCTAATTCAGCTGCAGTAGAAGAAGTAGTAGATAGGTATTCTATATCACAATCTGAACAAGCAGCTAAACAATGGGAGTTAGCTTCTTCAGATGGACAAGGCAATCCTTTAATGCCTGAACATCAAGACATGACACTAAACCTTGCAAAAGCACTTAAAGGAGATGCACAGTTAGGTGTATGGGCATTACTTGGTTTTGAGAGTATGGGCGAAAAAGTAATTAAAATAAATCGTCAATTAAAATATGTTGCTGATTTGCACGCATATGACAGCATGCTTGAAAGTGGTATGTTACCAACAGAAGCACAAGAAAATTTAGCTATGTATGTAAGTAATACACAAGTACCTGATATTGGTAAAGATAAAGGTACTTGGGGTGAACTTAAAGAATATACAAAAATGTGGGGAGAAGCTAACAAACTTGCAGGAGAAACTGCATTTAGTGCTGCATTTAGAGAAGCATGGAATGGCAACCCAGTTAACTTTGATAGAGATAGAAAATTTATATTTGAAAGTTTATTAGCTGAAGATGACATACGTTATCAACGATTACTTGATATGGGTCTAAGTAAAACAGAAGCTAGAAAATTATATTATGACAATGTAGGTACACCTATAAAAGCTAATGAAGCATTAGGCATGCAAGAATACACAAGTTTATCTAGCCCTAATAGAATACAATTTTTTGAGGGTAGAAAATCTAACTATGCACCGGGTAATAACATTAACGATATGTTTAGTATTTCTAATTGGTGGAGACAAAAACAAGGATTAGATACTGGAGTATTACAACCGTATTCACCGGGAAGACAAGTTGCATATAATGTAACTCCAAGTGGAACAACAGCAGCAAATACCTTGTCAGGAATTATTGACGGAGGAATTAGATTACTTGCAGACATACCTTTGTCTAAAGGAATATCTACTATAAATAAATTAAAACAAGCTCCTATTACTGTAGATAAATTACTTGATTCACAAAAAGCTGCAAAAGTAGATAATTATTTAAATACTTTTAATAAAAATATTAATGAGTTAGAAGATTACGTTGACCCGTTTTCAAATAAAAAACCATTAATAAGTGGTAAAAATGGTCAACTTATTAGAAAGTTTAAAGGTGACGAAGGTAGAGAATACGCTGCAGGTAGAAAACTTTATAAACAAGCAGGTGTTATAAGTGGTACTAGAAAATCTTTATTTAGAAATACAACACAAGATTTGATGAACTCCCCATTTGGTAGAAAAATAACTAAAGCTTTAACAGAAGAAAATAATGTTGCTAAATTAATGACTACTCCGGGTCTTCATAATTTAGATTACACAATAAATAAACAAATAGCTGATGCAACAGATTATTTAGAAGTAAGACAAATATTAGATAATTTATTTGATACAGGTGTAATTAATCAATTACCGGGTAAACAATCAGGATTAACCAATGCAGTATTAAGAACATCAGCATTAAAAGGTAAAGAATTATTAGATAGTACAAATCCTATTAAACAAACAATAGGTAAAGGTTTAAGTGCTATAGGAAAAGAAGACGCTGCTTTTTTAAGTGCTAGCTCTGGAATTGTGAGTGCAGGTAAAAAAACAGCTAATGTTATAGGACGTAATTTATATGGTAGACAAGCTAAAAGTCCTGATGCGTTTAGTGAACTTATGGGCTTTAGTGCAAATATCCGTTCAGGTTACAAACCTTATTTAAACAAAATATTAAGTGTTACTCCCGATGAAGGATTGTCATTTACTAATAGAGATAGTGCTGTACGCAATCTTGTATCACATATGCAAGTTACAGGATATAGTTATGATGCAATGAAACCTATAGTTGATGAGTTAATAGCTATACCAGAAGGTAACTTTGAAGCAATACAAAACTTTGCATATCAACAAATATTAAGAGATGAATTTATTATGCAACAAACTGGTGAAAATTTTGCAACACAAAGAATTGCTAAAAAAATATTTGAAAGTAACGCAGATATTAGAAAATATTTTGTTGATAGTTTAACTGGAGACAACATGCCATTTGTTGGTGATGTAATGGAAACTATTGTTCAACGTGGACCAAATGGTGAAGAAATAAATATGGTTGTACCATCATTACATTTATTGGCTGAATCTTCAGAACTAATGGCACCATTAGTAGATTACAGATTAATTAACAGAGCATTAGGTAAAGTATTTACAACATACGGAAATGATTTTGAAAGTGGTTTGTTATCTAATCTTACTCATACTGGTAAAAATATGTTAAAAGCATTTAAAGGTGGCGAAGACTTTACAGGAATTATTCCAAGTAAAAACTTAACAGATGATGCTTATACTTTGACATTAGATTACATGACAAGAAATGTATTTAAACCATTAGTACTTCTTAGAGGTGCTTGGTTTGTTCGTGTATTTATGGAAGAAAGTATGAGAATGGCTGCTGCAGGACTTGACAATATGTTTATACATCCTGCTAGTCATATGGTATGGGCTAGGTCACACGGTCAAGCAGGTAGGTTATCTAAGAAATTTTTAGGAGAAAATGCCGGTGGTATTGACAGCGCAAAGATTAGAGAAACTCTTGAATACAAAGAAGTTACTAATAGTGTTTGGTCAGCAGGTGCATTAAAAGGTAGACCTACTAGAGGTTCTAGTATGGGTAGAGATTTTATAGAAGTTAGACCGGGTGAAAGAGGATACGATAAAGCTATTGGTACAGAATTAATACAATTACGTAATGACCCTATAGCTAGATATTTAGCTGCTAATGGATTTAATGACGCATCTAAAGCATGGTTTAGAAGTGCAGAAGCATTGCCACTTAGGAAAGAATTAGCAAGATTAGGTGGAAATAAAATGGAAGGTATTGTTACTAATGCACGTGATGCTGATGCTTACTTAGCTTCTGTAGAAGCAAGAATAAGAATTAAAACTGGTGAACAATTAGTTGAAGGTACTAACTATATTGCAGGCGATAAATACAGTTACAAGTTTGGAACGTATGGTGGTAATCAAAATTTAAGAAATGCTATAGCTACTGGTAAATTAGAACTACCTAGAGGTAAAAAAGTAGGCAAAGCTAACGTTATTGATTTTTTACCTGATGTATCAAAAGAATACACAAAAACACAACTTAATAAAATTTATGAAGGTTTGTCTTATTACATAGATGAAGGTGTAAATTTTGGTTTAGTAAAAGGTTCTAGACCACAAACAAATGTTACTGGCTTTTTAGGTAAACTAGAAAACAAACTAGATACATATACTGATATAGCTTTTAAACACCTTATGACAAAACCTAATGCTTATCTTTCTAGGTCTGTTGTTTGGAAACAATATAGATGGCAATGGGTTAACGATAACTTTATGGACATGTCACCTAAACTACAGAAAAAATTTATTAAAGAAGCTCAAGAAGCTAAAATACCTAAAAAAGTTATAGATGAAATGCGTGGACAAAAAGGTGTAGCTACTGGAAAAATAGATGATTATGATTTAGCCAATGTACAAAGCAGAGCTTATGGATTATCTGCTACTAAAGAATTATTGTATGACGCATCTAAAAAACATTTATTATCAGACATAACTAGAAACATATTTCCTTTTCCTGAAGTTTGGTTTGAGTTAGCACAAACTTGGAGCAAAATACTTATAGCTAATCCTTATAGAGCTAGACAAGCACAGTTGTTTAGTACAGGAGCTAAAGGTTCTAATACTAACGAATATACTGGAGAAGGATTTTTTGCACCAGACCCTAATGGTTCAGGTTCAGAAATGTTTGTGTATCCGGGTATGGATTTTTTAAGCAATGCAATATTTGGTAAAGATAGTGGAGTTAAAGTAGCTCCACAAGGTTTTGTATCAGGTATTAATTTATTAGGACAAGGTTTTGTACCGGGACCATTACCGTATTTTGGTGTACTTGCAGATACAGTATTACCTAGACACGGTATAGGTAAAGAAGTAAGAGGATTGCTTTATGGAGAATTTGGACCACCATCATTAGGAGATGTAGTTCCATTTCCTGCATGGCTTGAAAAAATATTAACTGCAGTAGGTGCCGGTGATGATAGACAACAATTACGTGCATCTACAACTATTGACGTTTATAGATACGGTAAAGCAGTTGGTAGAGATAAATCACTTGCAGAACAAGGTAAATTAGATAAATATTTAAATAAAGGTATGAGTTTAGACGATGCTTTTATGGCGTATTCTAAACGTCAAGCTGCACAACTATATACATTTAGAGGATTATCACAATTCTTTTTACCAACAGGTTGGACACCGAGATATTACATTGAAGATAAAAATGGTCAATATTGGGGTGCGCAAATACTAGCTAATGAATACAGAGAGCTAGTTGATAAAAATGATAGTGACGAAATAGCAGGAGCTAATGAATTTTTAAGAACTTACGGTATGGAACATGGTTGGTTAACAGCTCCTAAAACACAATCTAAAGTAGGTAAACAATCTTTTACTGATAGAGTATTAGAGTTTCAAAATAAAAATAAAGAATTACTTGAAACTTTAGGATTATCTAAATGGTATGTATTACCAGATAGTCCTTATGATGAACGTAACTATGCAAATATGTATGAATCATTTAATAAAGGAAATAGAGTTACATTATCACCAGAAGAATATCAAAGACAAGTAAATGATACACGTGGTTATTTTCAATATACAGGGTTTAAAGAACAGGTAGAAGCTATGGATTTATCTAATGCAGATGAAATACAAGTGCTAAGAGTTTATAGAAATTATTTAATTGAACAACTACCGGGTTTTATGAGTGACTATGGTTCTATTAATCCAGTTAAAGCAAAAGATGTTTTAAAAGAAATGCAAGCAAAATGGACTACAAATGAGCTAGTATTAAAACTAGAGTCTGGAAAAGCGTTTGCTGAGTTTAACCCTATATGGGAAGAAGCAGGCAAAATTTCGGAAAGTTATGGTTTTAGCGATAGTTGGTGGCTAACGAGTTCTGCACCAGAAGCAAAAGCATTGAGAATGGGAGTAGCCCAAATTGCTAGAAGTATAACTAAAGAATATCCAGACTTTAAATATATATGGATAGGTGTTTACAGTAGATTGTTTAGAGATGATACTGAACTAATAGGAATATTTAATGACAGTTGAAGAATTAATTAAACAAAAGTTTGGTGTTTCTGTAGAGGAATTTATACAAACACATTCTGTTATAATACCTTCACAGTTTGGCGTTATTGTAAATGCTATAGATGCTAATGACCCTGAAAAATTACAAGAAATATTTGATAAAATTGATGGTATAGACCCTACTGATGTAGATGCTACTGAAGGTGGTAAAGATTTTACTACAGTTGAAGATAAAATAACTGAAAGTCAACAACAAGTTTTTGACAAATTAGGTGTTCTTGGTAAACAAAGAAAAATTTATACTAAAAACGATGAAGGTAAATTTGTACTACAAACAATACCTAGTAATTTTGCTAATGGTTTTACTGCTTTATTTAATATAAGTCAACAACCAGAATTATTAGCAGAGTTACAAGATAGTTTTATAAAAAATGGAATAGTAGAAGCAGATTACTTTGATGATGAAGATGAAGTGTTTGGAGAAAAAACACAAGCAGTTCTTTCTGCTGTTATGGAGTATGCAGACAATACTATATTTATACAACAAGATAGTGAAGATGGTCAAAAACTTATTGCAGAACATGGTTCTACATATGGCTTCTTAGAAGGAGACCCTGACAATGTAGCATTTAGTATGGCTGTTTTAGACTTAGCTGTAGAAGGTTTATCTCAAAGTGTTAAATCACAAAAAGAAATGCAGGAAAAACTAGCAGACGAACAAGCTGTACAAACACTTGCATCACAGTATGATGTACCTACAGATTTAGAAATGGAAGAAACTATTGATGAAGTATTTGGAAGTATTGTACCTAGAGATGCTACTGCTGCAGAAAAAGCAAGATACAGTACTAGACTTGCAGAATTATATTCTCCAAGATTTAAAGAACTACAAGCATTAGAAAAAGCTATAAGGACTAATAACATATTTGAAACTGTGAGTGTTACCAAACCATTTGAAGGCAGAATGGTTACTGGACAAGAAGAACAACTTAAAACAGATATATTTCAAATTACAGACCCCGAAGCTGTTATACAATCAGAAATACAAAAAGATTTAGAAGGTGAAGTTAGTGCAATAGAAAAAGGTAATGCTGCTAGAAAACAACAAGCTTCTCTTATTGCAGCTATGTTAGGACAGATATAATGGAAAACACACCATTTGACGAACACATGGCAGGTACAACTGATGCAGAGATAGCAGAGTGGTATGGAGAAAAGTATGGTAAAGATTATATTACTGATACTAA